CCATCAAACTAACCTATAAACCACTTGCTTATGCCACTCTGCGAACGCTCATCCCAAAACTGCTTTACTAGGAATGTGAAGCAAGAAATGAAGACAAAGCCAAGGAAGCAAGCCTTGGCCATTGCGTACAGCGTCCAGCGCAAGGCTAAAGCTAAAGGCAAATAATTTATGGCTACAGAACTCTCCCAGATCAAAGACCCGTCCGATGTAGTATGCTTGGTTATTGACCAAGGCTTGTTTTTTGAACAGGCGGTAACACTCGCTAAAACATACAAGAAGGTTCGCTATTATTGTCCTTGGGAAAGTGCGTTTCCTCGCCTCAATAACGCATACATTGGATACGGATTTGAAGATGAAGGCGTAGAGGTTGTTGATAGCATCTGGGGCAGTCATTACGACGAGACTGACCTGTTTTTCTTTCCAGACCTAAACTTTGGTCATCTTCAAGAGTTTCTTGTTAAGCAAGGAAAGGTTGTTTTTGGCGCACGCATGGGAGAGTGCCTTGAAACCTCACGCGAGGGCTTAAAGGAGATCCTAACTGTTCTGGATCTTCCTGTTGGCGATTATGAAATCGTTAAGGGAATGGACAACTTGCGTTTGTATCTTAAAGAACACGACAATGTTTATGTGAAGTTGAATCGCTATAGAGGTCAGTTTGAGACCTTCAAAAGTTCCAACTATGACGAGGTAATGCCGAAACTTGACGAGATCGAGCATCAGCTTGGAGCGTTCAAAAGCATTGTTAATTTTATCGTAGAGCAAGAGCTTCCAGACAAAGTCGAGTGGGGACTTGATTTTTGGGCGATAACTGATGACAACGGCCAATGCCAATATCCTGAAAAGCTGTATAGCGGATTAGAGATTAAGGACCGCGGATATCTTGGCCGCTACACTAGCTATAAAGACTTTCCTGAACCGCTGGCCGTTGTTACAGACAAGCTAAAGCCTGTATTGGCAGCGTATGATTACCGAGGTTTCTTCTCCACCGAGATTCGCATTGGAGAAGATCATAAACCCTACTTTATAGATGCCTGCACACGGAGTCCTAGCCCTCCAAACGAAGGATTTCAGATAGCCTATAAGAACCTTGCTGAATGTATCTGGGCTGGTGCTAACGGGATTATTATCCCTACCGAGGCTGAAGCAGAGTATTTCTGCGAGCTAATGGTGCATAGCAGTTTTGCCGACAAGAACTGGCAACCTGTTGCGTTCCCGCAAGAATATCGCGAGCGAATCAAGCTCCGTAACCCTGCAAAGATTGATGGCAAGTATTATTGCATTCCTCAATCAGTTGGACTGCCTGAAATCGGCGCAGTTGTTGGCCTTGGTGATTCAATCGAAAGCGCGATTGATGACGCTCTGGAGGTTGCTGAAAATGTGACTGGTTACTACATTGAAGCGATCACTTCTGCCGCTGAAGAGGCTGTTGAGCAAGTCGCCAAAATGAAGAAACTTGGCTTGTCCATGTTTGATTAGTCCGTATAGTTCAATCCTATATGGATGAATCAATAAGGCATAAACGGGGCGATGTCCGCGAGGATGGTATGGTTTTTCGTGGATATGCCAAAAACTATCTCAACGGAGAGTATTGGATGACTCCAGAAAAGTTTGAACAGCAGAAAATTAGAGACAAGGCTCGCAGAGAGCGAGACAAAGAAAAAAATCGAAAGAAGTTTGCTGATTACTATTACAAAAACAAAGATAGGATTGCTAAAAAAAAGAAAGAGCAATATGACGCAGACCCAGAAAAACACAGGGAGCTGTCAAGAAGATGGAGAGAAAACAACAGGGATCTAGCTGTTGAAAGATGCAAGGAATGGCATCAAAACAATAAAGAGCATAGTAGGGAGTATAGAAAACAATACTATCAAGAAAACAGGGATCATCTTCTTAAAGAAAGAGCATTATACGACAAGCGTTTTCCAGAAAGGCGCAGGGCCAAGGATGCATATAGAAGGGCTAAATTAAAAGAAGCCATCCACCCACAGCATGACAGGAAAGACGACAAGAAATTGTCGGCTATTATTGATATAATATCTCCAGAAGTAGGAAATCTACATATTGACCACATTATTCCGCTTGATAGAGATGGAGTTCACATCATTTACAACCTGCGATTGCTTCCGGCTGAATTAAACCAATCTAAAAACAACAAACTCGACTCCGAGCTTACCCCAGAGCAACAGCAGGAGTGCTATTTCTGGCGTATCTTGACCAGATTCCTTACTTGCAGCTATGATTACGCGAACGCCGCCTGAACATCCACCCCAGCCTCGCCGCGACGACGACATCCCTCCCTACAAATGAAGACAACGATCCTGACCATCGACCCATGCGATAATCGGTATGGGACGGTCGGTGATTGGATCTTCGCAAGCAACGGCGATTTGCTGGTTACGACAACCCGCTGCGGCAACAAGGACACCGAACTGCTGGTAGCCCTGCATGAGCTTGTGGAAGCGTATTTGTGCCGGAGGGATGGAATCGACGAGGAGGTTGTCAGCGCATGGGATATAGCACACCCTGATGCCGAGGAGCCTGCCGAGGTGGAGGGATCGCCATACTTCAATCATCACGCCTGTGCTATTGAAGTCGAGAAGGTGATCTGCAAACACCTGAACATTGATTGGGACGAGCATCAGAAGCGCGTAGCAGACATAGCAACCGAAGTAGACAAATGTGTAGCCATTCAACAACAGAACTCGCCAAGCGATTCGGAAAAAGCGTCCTGAAGGAGGTTGCGGCGATTGCCAAGGGGCAGTCTGGAGTAACGCCGGAGGAGATTTCCGAAAGGATGGAAACTTGCCGTGCGTGCGAGATGTACGATGCCGAGCAGAATCGTTGCAACGCCTGCGGATGCTTCCTGAATGCCAAGGCATTGTTCCGTTCTGCGGAGTGCGACCTTGGAAAGTGGAGGATCTTGCAATAAAAATCCGTTGACGCAACTACGCTTGGGATATAGAAGGGTCATGTCGGTCATACATTCAACCCATACATACCATGAGCATCATCAAAATCTATCCTGCTGGCGGGAACATCTACGATCACCCGTTCGCTCGTAAGAATCCCGAATGGGCATATCACACCCATGCTGAAATTGACGGGGAGTACGCTTGTAACATATCCGGCGAGTATCTCTGCCATGATACCTCTATTGAGGATCAGAGCGGGCTTCCTACCTGCCCTAAATGCGCGAAGAAGGTCATCAAGGCACGCAAGTATTAAACGACGATGCTAACAGAATATAGACCCTTGCGAATCGGAGAGGTCATCAAAGAGGGAGACGAGATGGCGAGAAAGTTTCACAATCGTATCGGATACCATCTTGTTGATTTCAAGTATATCGGCAAGCGTCGAACAAAGGATATAATGATACGGCGCAGAAAGTATTCGTCAGAGGCTGACGACAATTATCGTGATCGCATCCTAGCAAAGATCGGCCTAGAAGAGCCTCCTCTGTATATCCAACCAACCCCATCATCCAAACCACAAAAGGTAGCGTTATCTGCCATTGCTTTGGATCTGCTGGAACGAAAGGATCGTGAGATCCGCGCAGAGCAAGCAATTAAGGAAAGAGTGCCAACAAATGCAACGGCAGTCATGCCACACGCTTTTCAGCCTAAAATCGTGAAGGCAATATCGGAGTCATGCACGGCTGACTTTGAGCGCATAGAGAAGGATTACCACGGCGTTCAGAGGACTGTTGAGGCCATCACCAGATGCAATCAGCACCACGGGCTAGATGCGTTGATAAAACGCCGCGCCTAGTCTATTCTCTCGCCATGTCATTCAGGAAAGTCTGTTCAGCAATGATCAACGGCCAGCGTTGGCAGGTTGGATTTGGATACACAGGCAAGACTCGCGGAGTCGTTGATGACGGGGTTTGCAGATATCACTCTCGCCGGATTGTCGTGCATGGAGCGCACAATGGCCGTTACACATCGCTTGAGGAGACAGTCATCCATGAGGTAGCCCATGCGGCATTCCCCCAGATTGAGGAAGGGGCAATCGACCACATGGCACAGGTGGCGGCAAAGATCCTTTTCAAGATGCGAGCCGCAGAGCCTTATAAATAGATGGTCTAGCGACCATAAAAAAAGTTGTTGCAATAACCCAAGCGTGGCGGTAGTGTCACTCTTGTCAGTCAATCAATACATCAACCCATACATCACATGAACGACAACCGCATTGACCCAACCGCAGATTCCATCCGTCACTACGAGACCCAAGACGCTCTCATGGAGCGGGATTACGCATCAGTAGGCATCCGTACTCGTCGCCACTACACCGCAACGCCAGAAGAACACGCAGCGTTTTGGAATGCCGTTGACAGCCGCCGCGAGTATGTCCAGCGCACGCCTGTAGCCGGAGACATCATCGGCTACAACAACAAGTGCCAACCCATCTACGCATAATTCACCCACCAACCCATACATACCATGACATACACCCAACTAGCCGAGTTCGCAGCCATCGAAAAGACCTGCGACGAAATCCGCAAAGAGAACGAGGATCTACGATTTGAGATCCTTGGATACCGCCATCAGCTTGAGGAAATCCTCACGCTTAACACGCTTGGGAAAACCAAGCAGATCGCAGACCGCATCCAAGCCGTACTCAAATAATGAACACACAGACCGCACACTTACTCTCCAATTTGGAGGCTCTGTTCACCAGCCAGCTAAAGATCGCTGACGCACACGGCCTCGACACCCTGCCCATGATTACCACGGCACGGGCTAGGACGATCCTGATCGAAATCCGCGCTGCCAAGCATGAAGCCAAGCGTATCAAGCGTACTCCGGCTTATTTCAACAGGTTAGACGAAATACACGCTTGACATAACAACCGAAGCGTATAAACCCCAGCATGATATGGAAACCCATCCGTACAATGCAGGCAGAGATGATATGCGTGAGCAGTTGCTCGCGTTTATCTTTGACCGCTATTGCTACAACCGAACCTTCCACGGGAAGGAGTCTCAAGTAGCATTAGAACTGAAGCGTCTCATCCTCGACATCCGTGAGGATCAGGCGCACGAACAAGAAAAGGCCAACGAAATCGAAGTAGCTGCCGAATAACAAAAGCCTAATAGATAAATAAATATGAAAGCTAAACAATATTACGGCGACCGCCCATGTATAAATTATATCTGGATTTTGCTGGACAGGCTTGACAAACGGGGTCTTTTGAAACCTAAATTGCGACCTGCAATTAAATCAATTTCAAAACAACCCCAATAATTTATGACAAGAGATATTGTTAATCATCCAGCATTTCCTATTGCCCCGTATGAGGGAGACCGAACCAATCCCCCCCTGCGTGCTAATAGCGGAATCAGCGCATTAGATTACTTTGCGGCAGCAATCGCGGCATCACTTGTTTCCCCCAAGGGAGACAGCGATCCTGAAGCTGTTGCAGAGAATGCCTACGCATATGCGCGAGCAATGCTGGAGGAAAGGCAATATCACACAACCAAGAAATAAATATGTGGCATCATAATAAAAAGAACCCGATGATGGTCAACAAGCCTCAAGCCCCAGCAAAGCCTGCCCCGCTGAATGCTACGGCTGAAGCAAGCAAAAAGGATTCCAGCGCATCGTTGAAATTTGCAACGCCTGAGATCCGAGTTGGTCTTTCTGCGGCGAGCAAGGTTCCTTCCAGCATGATCAAGATGGTCGGCACGAAGAAGAACCCAACGCTGACCAATCAGGCATCCATGCCGAAACAAAAGAAGGTATTAGTTGTCAAGGTCAAAGCACCCAAGGTAAAGAAGCCTAAAATGTAATGCACGACCCCATCCAAGTCCTTGTTTTGGCAGCGGCGATTGTGACAGCAAGTTACACGCTTTATACGCTCTATAAAAATCAACCCTAACCCATAAACACCATGTCCGAAAACATCGACACCACACCAGAAAACATCATTCCCATTCCTGCGGAGACCCCTACGGAGGCTCCTGTCGCCGAGGGAACCGAGAACAAGCCCCAGACGATTCAGGAGCTTGTTGCCAACATTGACATCTCTGGCGTGTCCGAGCATGAGATCATCACCGACCTCATTGCTGGCATCCAGCAGCTTGCCCTGCTCGGCACTATCGCCCTTGGACTGCTTGAGCGCATCAAGATCCGCGATACCGAGGCTGACGCTGCTGCCGCCGATGCAGACGCTGAAACACCAGCCGCCTAAAAATCACTCCAAAAGGCTGGATGTCATGCCTAGACATGGCATCCGGCCAGCGGGAGAGGTTTTATGCTCACCAAGTACCAACAAGGGAAAACCCAAGATCAAATGGAAGACCGAAAAGGAATTAGCCTAATCTTTTGGCTGACGGTTGCGTTTGTAATCGCAAAGCTGGCTGGCTTGATTGCTTGGTCATGGTGGTTGGTATTCTCTCCGCTTTGGATTAGCGCGGCTATTTGCATTTCTTTGCTGATCGTGCTGGCGATCATTGCAATCATCATCCCATGAAAGCTAAAAATCTATACAAGCGCGTAGCAAAGCCATTAAGCGGAGTTGAAGAGGTTACACGGCCTCGTTCCCATGCCGAGGAACCAGCCGGAGACAACGCCAAGAAGCAGAATCCGCAGCGTCTGGACATCATCCGCCGTCATATGCTCTCCAGCAGGAAATCCGATGACATTTAACCTATGGACTCGCATCGCAGAGAAGACTACAAGGTGAACGACCCTGTTAATCACCCTAGTCATTATACCTCTCACCCATCTGGGATTGAGGCGATAACGATCACAGAGCATTTCCCGTTCAATATAGGAAATGTTTTCAAGTATTGCTGGAGGGCTGGTCTAAAAGATGACAACTCCGACATTAACGACCTCAAAAAAGCATTGTGGTATCTTAACAGAGAAATCAACAGGCGTGAACGACTATCAAAATGAAAAAAGGACTCTGGTACAATATCCACATGAAGCGTAAGCGTATTGAAGAAGGCTCTGGTGAGCGTATGCGAAAGGCCGGAAGCAAGGGTGCGCCTACTGCAAAAGCAATCAAGGACTCACAAAAAACCTCCAAAAAGAAATGAGCGAGAAGAAATTCAAAAAGGTTGTAACCAACCCTGATACTGGCAAGAAGAATACCATCCGCTATGGTGCGAAGGGATACACCATTGCTCCGCACACCAAGAAGGGAGATGCGTACTGCGCCCGTAGTGCAGGCCAGATGAAGGATCATCCTGCCGCCGCGCATGATCCCAACTCTCCCTTGCGTTTGAGCCGTAAGAAGTGGGCTTGCATTGGTAAGAGATCGGCGCGATGAGCTACAGCAAAGTTGAGTTCGGCGACAAGCAGAGCCAATGGTCTGGAGGCGCAGGCAAGGGCGATTCAGAACGCCCTGTCAACCGCAAGAAGTTCCGAGAGACGCTTGACCAGATCAAATGGCAGGGAACGAACGGCAAGGTTGCGTCCAAGTCCGGCATCAAAACGACATACACCTATAAATGAGAACACTCACCCCAACACTCCAGAAGCACCTCGTCGAGATCGGCAAAAAAGGCGGTTCAGCTACCAGCGAGGCAAAAGCGCGTGCAGCAGCAGAAAACGGCAAAAAGGGCGGCAGGCCGAAGAAGGCTATTGCCGATGGAGCCGCATCGTAGCAGGGTTTGCGGTCGGTCAAAAAAAGTTGAAAAAAGTTCTTGCGTATTCCTACGCTTGGGTTATTGTGTCCCTGTTCAATCGAACATCAACCATCAATAAATCCAACCCATGAATATCATCACACTCAAAAACAGGAATTACCGAATCAAGGAAACCAACGGAGTTTTTCAGGTTCATTATTTTTCGATCAACAAAAAGACAGGAAAAGAGCATCAAGGGATCAAATTCATTCCATGCGACAAAGATGCCGCAAAATGGTTCCCTTATGTTCAATACGGCATTGAATTCCATATTCGCGGATATGAAACACTTGATGAAGCGGTTGCCGCAATTCACGCACACGCCGCATAAAAATAATCTTGACCAATAACCCAACCGACCATAGAAATCATTCCCGTTAGTCAACCCATACACCCATACACCCATACATCCAATGAATACCAAGACCCACCAATACATCCTCTGCGTGATCGTCTCGACTCTCACGCTCGTCCTCACCGCAGTCGGAACCAGCGTCTACTGGCAGCATGAGTCGATAGTCCATCATGCAGCCAGCTTCCAAGCCGATAGCTGGGGGCTAGTCAGCTTCCATTGGGCTGACGAGTCCGCGCAGATCGTCCTCGTTGACCCTGTCCGCGATTGCCTCACCCCTCCCGTAATCAGCAAGTAACCACCAACCATACATACACCCATGAATACCATACACACAGCAATGGTCGCCATCATGCGCGACATCACCGCCATTGGAAAGGACAGCAAGAATGCCGCCCAAGGCTTCAAGTTCCGAGGCATCGACGCAGTCTACAACGAGCTTCATAACTTGCTCGCCAAGCACGGGGTAATTACCCTGCCGCAGGCCGGAACGCCAGTCGTCGAGGAGCGCACCAACAGCAAGGGTACTACGCTTCGGTTCGTCACCATCCCGATGACCTACCAGTTCGTCGCCGAGGACGGCAGCAGCATCACCTGCCAAGTTATTGGCGAGGGAATGGACTCCGGCGACAAGGCTACCAACAAGGCGATGGCAATCGCTCACAAGTACGCTTTGCTCCAGACCTTCCTGATCCCAACGGAGGAGCAGAAAGATCCCGACTACGAGACGCATGAGGTCGCTCCACGCAAGCCTTCAATCGCCAAGCCCGTCATTCCCAACAAGCCTGCACCAGCTCCTGCGGCCAAGGAGATGCCCCAGAACGCGCTTGATATGCTTTTCAGCATGATGACCACCAACAGGCTCGAAGAGGCCGATATTCTGGCATTTTGCGCGTCCAAGGGCATGAAGGCTCCAGAGTATGTGGCTGACCTGCCGGATAACGCCGTTAATCGCCTTGTCGCCATCTTTGACGAGGTAGTCGAGTTCGCCATCAACCGCTAATAGCCATGAAAGAATATATTCCACTTAAAAACGCAATGATCGTTTGGAATGCTCCAGCAGATCGTATTAAACCAATAGGAATACAGGTTGTTGAACACCCAGAAACCATCGGATCTTTGAGCAAAAAATTCAAATGTTCTTCAGGAGCATCTTTTTCAAATTGGAGATCCCTTACTGGAAAAGAAAGGATGCAATGCCTCTTGCAGGAAGGTTGGAGATTGGCTTTAGACGAGCATTTTTCTGTGAAAGAAATTCACAAGGCATTTCTTCGTATTAAGGAATACAACGATTGCTGGGCAGAATTTGGAGAATAATATGGACGAACGCGAGAATAAGATGTCCGGCAGCGGCATGGCGGGATATTCCGCCTGCGCCGGAAAGTTCCAGCTAGAGCAGACCTGTCCTCGCGATGAGGGCAATGTCTACACCGAGATGGGCAATCGCATCCATGAGGTTCTTGCTGGAAACAAAAGGTTTGATACCCTTTCCGAAGAGGAACAAGACATCGTTAACCGATGCAATTCCCAATATAGCGAAATCGTTGAATCTATTTCTAGTGAAATACGCTACTTCAAAAATAGCGTTTTGGAACAAAGACTTTGGTTCAATAACACATGGTCTGGACAAATTGATCGTATTGATTTCTTCAACCTAGATACCGCTCTGGTGGTTGACTGGAAGACTGGCCGGACACCGCAGGGCAATGCAGCCGAAAACCTCCAGCTTCGTGCTTACGCAGTTCTCGTAAAAAAGAACTACCCTGCCCTGAAGCGGATTTTTGTTGCTATCGTCCAGCCCCTCGCCGCTCCATATACCATTGCGGAGTATGAGGAGATCGACCTGAAGCTGGCTGATGAGCAAATCCAGTCCATAGTTGATGCCGCGCTGGCTCCTAATCCGCCGCGCACGCCATCGCCGGATGCCTGCAAATACTGCCGAGCCAAGTCCATCTGCCCAGAGGCGCAGGGACAGGTTACCGCTCTGGCAGAGGTAAAGGCCGACATCATCCCTGTCTTAACCGACGAACAGGTGGCCGATTTTCTTGAAAAAGCGGTCGTTGTCGAGTCGTTCATTGAATCCCTGCGCGCAGAGGCCAAGAAACGGCTTCAGGATGGCGCAGAAATCGTCGGATACAAGTTGGGGGCCGGACGCACCAGCCGGAGCATCGAAGACCTACAGGGGGCGCATAGCAAGCTGGTGGCCGTCATCGGAGAGGAGGCATTCCTGTCCGCCTGCAAGGTATCCGTACCAACCTTGGAGAAATCCTATGCAGCAGCCTCTGGCCTGAAAGGCAAGGCAGCTAAAGAAGCCTTTGAAGCGGAGGTCGCGGATCTCCTTATTCAAAAACAGGGCGAGCCTGTAATGACCCGCACAAAATAAACACACCCATGCCAACCAAAAATAGAAAGCTAGTCGAGCAGGCCATCGCTTTGCTCGCAGAAACCGCCAAGCCAATCATCTTCGATGCCATCGTAGAGGCTATGGAAGACGAGCAAGCAACCGAAAACCTCCTCGCGCTTGGTCTTATTGATCAGGAAGAGGCCGGAGAAATCCTTGCTGAAGGACTCTTTGCATCGTTGCATCAGGCTTTTGACGAAGTATTTAACTTTGCAGAAGACTCGGAAGACGAGGACGAACCCAATACCGACATCAATTTCCCGTGCTGCGGGAATCATAAAAACAAGAACAACAAATAAACATGAAAGAAGAAAGCATCGTAGCTATTTATTTAGCTGCATATAACGAAATGAAGCCCGATAATTCAGAGGACTTTGAAGATGTATATCTCGAAGCAGATTTAATTATTAAAGAAATACAACCTCTTCTGGAAGCATACACCGAAGAAACCAAATAAAACATATGGCATACGAAATCCCCGAAGGAAAAGGAACCCTGTTCCCTAACGACTTCAAAGTCACCGATACTCACCCCGATTATCGCGGCACGATGAAGTGGAAGGGCGAAGTTATCGCAATCAGCGTCTGGAAAGGCGAAACCCAATCCGGCGCAGAAAAGCTCTCCATCAAGTTGAGCGAGCCTCGCCAGAAGGGCGGTGACGGCTCATTCAACAAGCCTGACAACACG